GAGTTCCTTGACCCATTAGAGATATGTTTGTTGGTATTACAATTGCATCCAACTTGCTGGATTTTAGCTCTAACGCAATTACTGGATAGTATGTACCAGCAACTGCAAGAGCCCTGGGAGCAGTGATTGGGACGTTAACGGCTAGTTGAGAGCCTCTAAGCTCATAACCACCCTCGGAGATGACAGTTGAGCAAATCTGTTTTAGTGTGCTAGGTCCAGAAGTAGTTCCAGTATTTCTAATCTCATACCTAACTGGTAAAGAAGCGGTTGTAATGTAAGTGGCAGTGATGAGGTTTGCATGGTGGAAGGAATGGCAGTGGATAAACTGACCATTTATAACCACACCCATTCTTACTGTACCAACACCAAGCCATTCCAAGTCCATCCAAAAGATGTGTGACTTTGTTTTGTCAATTGTGTAACCAGAAGGACCAGTACCATCTAGTTTATCTAGATTCCAACCTGTGTCTCCTGCTCCATATACGGAACCAAGTTGACTGATCTTTGTTTCAACTAAAGAACCGGATACTGAACTTCTCTTGACGAAACTTAGAGTAGAGTCGTTGAGCTCAACATAGAAACCGTTGTTTGCTCCAAAGTAACCTACTCTTTGTCTTAGGTTTGTTTTTGCTTCGTTGAAACAAAATGTATTAAGAATCTGCAGTGATTTACCTGGTTGATAAGCAAATACCTTAAACGTTTCACGAATTACTTCTGATCCCGCTGCACCTGTTACATTTAGATCAACAAGTCCTTGATTTGCGTTAAACACAGCGGCGCCACCAGTGGCAGTTGAAGTTGCCCAAAGCCCGTTGTCTGAATAGCGATGATTGGAATCAAATAGTGTTAGTGGGGAGCTAGTTCTAGCACGCCCGAAAGCATCTACTGCCATACCTGAAGGGTTCGCTGGACCAACCAGATTGCCATACTGATCAGCTAACATCATTACCTCAAAAATGGTTCTCCCATTGTTGAGGTATTGGTGAATGTCTTTTCTAAACTGAGCCATTATTATGCTTTCTGTGTTGAGTGGTGTGCTAGTCTCTCTGACTCTACCTTACGAACCCGGGGTAGCATCTTTACAGCAATTCTAGTAATAACGGGACCCATTCTTGCAATTCTTGCTTCGATTCTTTCCTTCTCACCAATGCTTAGCTTAGCCAATGGCTTCTTGGCTAGCCTCATCTCTAGCGTCTTTACTGCTAGTCTTCTGGCTCTCTTAACAAGAACTGGTGTGGTAGAACGACGCTTTAATGCAATTGCAGCAGCACGCTCTCTCTTAGCGGAAGTCTTTGCTAGTCTTACCTTTGCTCTCATTCTTTCAATGCGACTTAGAACTTCATTTATGGAATCTAGATTGAATTCTTCCTTGATTGGCTCACCAGTCTCATCGTCAACTACGTGAATCTCATCGTCATCGTATCCGTGTTCGATGATGTCGTCGTCTGACAAGCTGTTTACTAGTTCGTCTTCGTCAAAATCTTCGTCGTCTTCCTCACCTTCGGGTTCAGTAGACTCATGTGCTCTTAGATGGATCTTTCGCATACGCTTGTATTCGTTATCACCAGCACGTGGACTTAGGGGACCCTTGCCGTGCATCAATACATGTGAATCAACATCTGCAATATCCAAGGGTACCTTTTCAATTACTTCTTCTTGCTCTTCTTCATCCTTGGCTTCTTTCAAACCAAGTAGTCTATCGTCATAGGAGATTTCCATTTGTTTAGCTAGATCAAGCATTCTTCCAATGATTGCCCTGGTCTCTGGATTTAGCGCTTTGTTTCTGATACCACGAAGTGCCATGTTTACAATCATGGTAGGATCGTTCTTAGTTTCTGCATCCGCATAACCCAAAGACATTCCAATGATACGGGCTGCTTTGATCTTATCTTGCTGTTTTACCATGATAGCCTCGTTGACCTTTGTGGTTTGTTTGATGTCAGTTAGCCAAACACGCTTGTTGTCTTCTAGTACAACATAGTTGGTACCACGATGGATAATTGTCTTCTCTTGTTCTTCATGTGTAACTATATCGCCTACATTGAACACACGTTCGTTGACGTATTCTTCTCTAACTTCATCAACTTCTTCGTTTAGTTTCATTCCGGCTCTTACGTCATCAAACATTCTACGAGCCATTGCGTCAGTCATCGCTGATGGTACGCCCTGCTTGAACTTCGCAAAGTCATCAGATGCAGCAGCGGCGCGCATCTTTGATGCGGACATTCCAGCAGCACCTTCTTCGTCTGGATCTCTTTCTCCAGCAGATACTACATGAATGGACTTGAATCTAAAATCTTTTCCGTTATAGCGATCTAGTAGTTGCTTGTACTCGAGGATTCTATCCGATCCCGCGATCATGATTAGATTGTCGTACTTGCCTGTGAGGTCTTTTGCTGCCTCGATAAAAGTTCTTACCTTATCACTGGCTCCCACAATGTTCATTCCCTTGAAGGAGTGGCGCGCATACGCAACTTTTTGATCTACTGTAAGGGGGTTTTTCTTTGCATCTTGTGTGCGAGACACATAGATGATATGATCAGCGTTGTTTTTCTTTGCCAGGGCAGCGACTGCCTTGACAAGCAGCTCATGACCAATCGTGGGAGGATTTAGCCTACCAAAAGCCATCACCACAGTGCTCTTTCGAGCCTCTAATAGCTCTTTGTATGTGATCATATGTTACCCATTAGAATGTATTTACTATTTATTGTTTTGTGTTTGTGCAGGTCTAACTACTGCTCTTGGGGTTTGCACTGGAGAAGGATTTTCAACCACAACATTATTTTTCTGTGCCCACGCGCGCTGTGTAGTCAATATCTCAAGGAGCATCTTATTCTGCTCTTTCATAGATTCTTGCATCATCTGTGTGCGCTCGTCTAGTCTAGATTGATTTGCTGCAATAGTCTCTGTTTTTGCCAGCTTGTTTTCAAGTTCCGCAACCTTTGTTACTGTCTGACCCCAAGCAACACCACATGTTACCAATGCAGTGAATATGAACCAATGTGTCTTGAGCCAACTTACGATATCATTCATCTTTCCCACCCTTTGACTATTAGAGGACTAAAATTCGCCAATGAAAACTCGAGGCGATCAACTAACTTTACTGCGCCTTGTTCCGAAATAGCCACAAACCCCTCGGCACCAGTTACTCTAAATCCATCTTTTGTTTTTAGGAATGTACCAACATTGCTGGCTTTGTTCATCTTGTCAACTAGCATTTGTTTTGCTGATGCGATAGCCGATGCAAGTTCGAATACCTTAATGATTTCAGTCTTGGGGTGGAGAGCAAAGAAGTTTAGAACCTTGCTACGTTCCTCGTCCTTGCGTGTCTTTGCAGCAGGTGTCTTCAAACCCTTCTTTTCTTTTTCGTATCTCTCGAAGATGAAGTCATACAACCCGTCAACGTGTTTCGGAATATCAGTAACACGCTCACCAGCTCTAATCTTGCTGTTGTTGTATGTGTGCACTAGAGTAAGAAGTGTCTCATCCTTGTGTATTGCATTTACAACAGTTGAGGGCATTCTCTGGAACATTGTGCCAATCTGAGACAACTTAGAATCAAACTCTTTTCTCTCGGCATCAGTAAACGTGGCAACACCAGTAACATCCTTGAATGTTGCGTCTTCCATCCAACTACTCTGGTTTTTCTTGAACTTGTCTATAATTGGTTTGCCAAAGGTTGGCTTTAGTGTAGCAATTGTATCGCCTTCAAATGTGGTGTGCCACACAATGCCAATATTGGCTCTTCTAATCTGTCTACCAAGCGCTGATTCTTTTTGTACAGCATAGACGATCGTGTTTGGGTGAAACGTAACGTAGTCAACACCGTCTATCTTTTCAAGCTTGAGACTATCGCTTGTGAACATGATGTCTCCCTGGTATACACCAGATGTTAGACCAAGTTTCTTGCACTCTGTGAATGCAACTTTTAGCTTGTTTGCAAGATCGCCTTGTGTGTCTGCATCAATGTCGGCATGTGAGTAATACAACTTAGGGTTCTTGTTGAAGATGCCCTTCTTTGCCACGAAGAACTTTCCGTTCTCTGGATTGATACCCGCGATCAATGCTGGCGCACCATCGAACTTTACTGTTGCAACTGCCTTCTTTTGACCAGTACCCTGGGAAAGCATGTCTCTAACATCACGCATGAAGTTGATTGCTTTACGGGTACCCTCTACGCCAAGGTCAAAAACTAGATCTTCGAGGTGAGTCATGTGACCTGCTTTTACGCCAACAACTGCTTCTGCCTCTACTAGGAATGATTTGAAAGTTTTCATATGTTTACAATAACCGCATTAGAAGGTGTTTTGTCTTGTACAACAATTCTACCTGCCGAGTCTCCTCTGCTTGGGCTCTTGCCGTAAATTTTAGGAGAGCCGTCTTTGTCTTTAGATGTAGGATCAAATCGTTGATCCTCTCTTCTGGCTCTTAGTCTAAAGTAAAGTTCATGCTCCTCGGCATATTTTTTAGCAGGGGTTATCTCTGTATCGCCAAACGTTAGTTCGTTCTTTGCTTGGTCGTATGTTGCTCTAACATCCATTGTACCCACGAACATGTAGTCTATAGGACCACCCATCTTCTTGTTTCCAACGACAATTTTTACTTTGTCGGCACTGCCAATTTTTCCGTATACGTCAGGTACTTTATCGCCAGGTTGTAATTTCAACTTCTTTGATAGGTGGTTAAATGCAGATGTCATGAACTTCTTTGCAATACCAGGAACTGCCAATTCTAATCCTGACAATCCACCACCCGCAAGAGATGGTGCTGACTTGCCTTTACAAGAAAGTCCTATTTCATCTTCGCCATGTATACCTAAAAGAACATCAATATAAGGTTCGGACCCACCCTGTTGTCTTAGATGTGTAGCTTTTCTTGCCGAGGTGACACTAGAAATTTTTGTTTTACCCGCAACAACAGTGATAGGATTTCCTTTATTTTTCTTTACTGCGTCAGAAACGGCTTTTACTATGCCGTTCTCTTGTCGTTCTGCTGCTTCGCCCGCCATTATTTCTTCTCCGCTGGTTCTGCGTCTAGATCATGATGCGATTTATCTGCATCCTTAAGAGACATAACTATCAAAGCACCGTATTTCTTCTTGCCGCCTTTGTCTGTGCCTCTGTACTTCATTCTAGCACGTAATTGAGTCTTACCTTCTAGTTCAGGTGAACCCAATCCAGCTGCGTCATTACCTGTGTGGTAGAAGCCATGTCCACCACCAATTTGAATGTAGTCTGTTTTGCGATCCTTGCCGTAGTGTGCCTTTATTGGCTCGGCATCATGGTGGTCGTGGTAGACGTTACCTTGTTGGAGATCTGAGTCGTAATCACCAGTAGGCTTACCCCACTTCTGGTTTATCTTCTTGAGAAAGCCAGTAGAAAGAATTGCGTCTGCGGTGTGTGGATACTTTGTCTTGGACCTGGGTGAAATGTCCCAC